TGTTAAAACTCCAGTTCCCTCTATTGAACAAGAGTATGTAGGAGCATCTTCAGTTCCTCCAGAAATCTCTAAAGAAGTTATAAAACCATCTCCAGTAATTGTATAACCAGCTGGAGTAGCTAAAGCAAATGTAAAATCTACTGCCGTTCTATCTAGCATCTGGTCAAATAATTCAGATACATCAGTATCTCCAGCAGTTGCAGAAAAGTCCATAAGACCATCAGCACTTAAAGAAAAACTTTTAGTACCACCTAAAAGCTCTCTGAATCCAGCAGAGTCTTTTGTTGTTATATCTATTGTATCAACATTTATAGATAATGATACATTTTGCGAGTGCATTAGCTTCGCTTCAGCACCTCCACTACTAGGAGATACTTTTAATATTAAATCTGTTCCGTTAAAAATTGCCATTTTATTATATATTAATTAATTAATTATTGATTGTATCTAAAGGAGTATCTTCGTTTTTCTCCTTTTTAGATTGCTTTTTTTTATTATCTATTGCGTTATTATGCTTTAAAAAGTTATAAACTGCTCTTACAACATCCCAAGTTTCTCCCTCTTTATATTGTATTTCTCTACACTCAATATCTTTTTTAATTTTAACTTTATAAGTTTCCATAAATTTATCTATTTATATTAAATCTGTAATCATGAGCTATTTGATAAATTCCATTTGTTCCACTTGTATCATCAAAAGACTCAACAGAATTCTCAAAAAATATCTTATCTACTACTACTCCATCATAAGTTCCACTAACATAATCTAAAGCAGTTCTAACAAATCCTGACAAAGTAATTAAATCGCTATACTTAGAATGAACTAAAGTAATCTGAACACTAACATAATCATAAGTAGATACTCCGTTTTTAGTCATATTAGGTATATCACTTACAACTTGGTAAACTATAAAAGGAAGACTAGGATCATTTTGACTAAACTTAAATCTAGCTGGAAATATTCTAGTAATACCTCCAGTTGTAACTAAAGGAGCTACATTAGAATCATTACTTAAAATATTATATATTGCTTTTCCTACTTCCATTATTTTTTAAATCGTTTCTCAATCAATGATTTTAATTGATTTGTTACGTCATTTAATGCTTTTGATCCTTTACTTCTTGCTGCTTTGTCTAACATTCTTAAACCAGCTACACCTCTAAAACCATACTCTAAAAAGTAAAAATAAAAGCCAGTCTTATTTTCATTAGCAAAAGCTCCTTTAACTCTTGGTCCTATATAAACACTTGGAGAAACACCTCTTCTATTTTTTCCGTTTATTACCGCTAATGACTTTCTTAATTGTCCGCTATCTTTAGGTACTAAACCTTTTAACTCTGTTAGAATTGGCTTGGCTGCTTTTTTCATTGCTTGTCTTAAAATAGTTTTATTTTTAGAATCACTCATATTTAAAGACTCTAAATTTTTAGCTATTTTAGCAAGTTCTTTTTTATCTATTGTTAGCCCTACATTCATCAGCTTGAGAATATATCTTTTAAATCTTTCTTAACTATTGTTAAAAGCATCTTATCCTTTCTTCCTATTTCTTTAATTCCTAAAATAGCAAAAGTATTTGATCCATTAGTTAGATAAAAATCTGGACTTGTACCTATTGCGGTCCTATATCTAATTAAACATTCAACCATTTGCTCCCCTACAAATACATCTGATTGATAGCTAGTCTTACCAGCTTTAAAATCAAAATCAGCATAAATAGTTACACTTGTAGGAGTACCAGCTATTCTCTCTCCATAAGAGTTAGTTGTAAATGTTTGATTAAATAAAGTTAATTTTCTATCTAACTTCCCAAATATCATAATTCTAAAAATCTGTAAGGAGTTAGCATATATTCAACCATTAAAGGTATTTCTTGTACTTGTGTACCTAAAACAATATCCTGTCTTTGCTCGTAATATCTACCTACTATAATTAGCATTGCTTGCTTAATAGCATCCTCAACTTCAGCAGCAGTACCTCCAACGACAAACTCAACCTCTACTGCGTTAGGTCTTTCGTAAGTATCAGGGAAAGTACCATTATTACTCTCGTATATTCTTCCTGGCTTTATCTTATCGTCTAAATCATAATTAGATGAATCTAAAGTTTGTAAATTATTATTATTGTCATAATACTTTACATGAGTTACACTATCAACTATTCCAACTTGTAAATCTATATAAGGAGGGAAAACATCAAAGAATAAATTATAAGTCTGACTAATTAATCTTCTTCTTGTAAACTCCTCTACTTGATTAGTAGCAACTCCTATTAATGCAGTTATATAATCATTGTCATCATCATAATCAGAATCAACTCTCAAATGTTGCTTAGCTTCAGCTAATGTAATAGCAGTATCAGTTGGAGCAGTTTTTAAAACTAGCTTACCATAATTTACATATCCATCAATACTGAAATAATTATAATTTAACATATATAAAAAAGTAAAAAAAGGAGAGAGCGATTAAACTCTCTCCAATTAAAATTATGCACTTAAAGTTGTATATTTAACAAATGATGCACCATCAGCTACACCAAAGTCTAAATAGTTATTTAAGATTAGTCTAACCTCGCCCTCGATTGCTCTTGTATAAGGATCAACCTGAATACTCATTGGTCCAAATTGAGCCATGAAAACTCTAGAAAAATCTCCAAAGATACCATCTCCAGAAGTTCCAGCTACTGAAGCTGGAGCAGAAGAGAAGTAACCAGGATAACCAGCTAGCAAGTCATCAACATACAAAGGATAAACAGAATTAACTTGAGCAGCTGCTTTAAGAGCAGAATAAAGTTCCCAAGAGTTAACAAAAGCATTGTTTCCGTCTAAACCATGGTCATCAGCAATTGTCTGAATAGCTTCTAACATATCAGAAGCAACATCAAATGATGCAGATTCAGTAAATGTAAGAATCCCTGCCTCTTGAGCTATTGCTCTTGGAGCATTAGAAACACTAGTAGAGCCAAACATTGCAGCATCAATCTGAACAGCCATATTACGAGCCATATCATTCATTACAGCAGCCTCAGCTTGTGGTCCATTTTGAGCTAGAATCTGATTAGATAGATTAGCGTAACCTGTTACTCTGTTAGGAGATAAAGTTAATTTGTCAAAGTTAGCACCACCATTAACAGCAGTACCTACTTCAGTATTCCATCCTACAGTTGATCCACCAGCGATAGGAAGAACAGTATCAGCAGCAACAGTACCTAAATCAGTAACACCTACTTTAGAATATAAACCAGCAGCTTGTAAAGACTCAACAAAAGTACCTACTGCAGTTGGAGCAATAGCAGAATTTGTCTGGTCAATAGCTCTTTTTTCTTGTAGCATTGTTGGTATACCAATACCATCGATAGCCTTACGACCCTCTTTTTCTGCTTCTTGGTGCATTTCTGCTTCTAAACCAGTTAATTTTCCTCCGTTACGGATTTCATTTACTGCTTTAAATAAAGACCAATTTTTAGATGCTCTTACTTCTTCAGAAACTGGAGCATTCTTTTTTACTTTAGAAGCTTGTAAGTTTTCAAACTTAATACTTCTTTCAACCATTGAATTTAATGATTCAACTTTTTCATTTAAAGAATCAAAGCTAGTTAGTTCTTCAGATGTCATATCTCTTTCCTCAACTTTACACAAGTCAACTAGAGCTTCCATCTTCTCAACATTTATAGCTCTTTCTTCTAATAAAGATTTACTATTTTTCATATTAAAAATTATTTGTTTTTTAAGACTTTCAATCGCATTTCTGTGAGGTTGCGATTTCTTAAATCTATTTCTTCTTTTTGTACCTCTTTTAATTCTTTCTCTAGACTTTCATCTAGTTTTATTTTTTCTTGTTCTTCTTGCCAATTCTCTAAAGAACGTAAAGCAAAAGAGCCAGCTTCATTATATGCTGGATATGTTACAGAGCTCACATCGTATAATCTAGATACTTTGTTTATTGTTCTAATGTTTCTACCCTCTACATTCTCCCAAGAGTCCTCTTCAACAGTAAACGCAAAGCTAGACTGACTAATAGTTCCGTTTCTCAATAGAGTCATTAAGTCATTAGCTAAAGTTGTTTCTGGCATATCAGCCTCATATTTTAAACCTCTTTCATCTACTGACAATCTTAATGTATTATTAGTAGTTCTAGCTAAAGGCAAACCATCGTGATTAATTAAAAATCTAACATCATCTTCTAATCTACCATCAAAAGCACCAGGAGCTATATACTCAACAAAACCTCCTAAATCATTAGACTCAGAATTAAAGACTGCACCATAACCTACAACTACATTCTTTCCGTCATCGTTTCTAACTTCAATATCAGACACATTAAAAGTCCTAATCTCTTTGTTAGTTACTGTTCTAATCTCTTGGCTTTCCTCTTCAATAGTAACCTCTTCATCCATATCTATTACAACCTCAACATCTTCTTTGTTTTTTGCGTAATATATAATTATAGACTCTTCGTTCTCTTCTATCTTTTGGATATGTCTTAACTCTTTATTTTCCATAATATTTCTATTTTCTTCTTCTTCTATTTCTTTTATTTTTCTTTTAGTCCAATCAAAACCAGGATCTCCTCCCCACAATCCCCAAGCAATCCTACCAGCACTAGGATAACCCTCATCTCCTTTATAAAAACCTTTTCCCTTTTTATCGACTTCGTGCCTACTTAAATAAGAGAACATTCTTTTAATCGTTCTTATAGATAGATTAACTCTATTCTTTAAATCTCTTGCTCTTGCAACTCCTACTTCAGTTCCTCCTCTTCCAAACTCTGCCCTCCATTCTAAAGCTTGTTCTGCTTCGTTAGCCATCTCTTGAGTAGGCTTTGTGTTTATATCAGCTAAAGCCATTATTCAGACTCGTTTGTAGTTCCTATTGGAGCAAAGTTTAAGGGGAAATAATGAACATTACCCTCATCAATTCTATTTAAATCTTCCATTACTCTAACTTCATTAATAGATAAAACACCCATAGAAATCATCTCTCTGTAATAGTCAGCTCTTGCAGCAGAATCTCCTCTTAATAAACCTTTGGAATCTAATCTAATAAAATAATTTTCTAGCTCATTATCTCTAAATAGCTTTCTGTTTAATTCTTGTTCTATTAAAACTAAATAAGGCTGCAAAGTAAATCTTACAAAGTCAATAGATAGAGCTTCTATACTTGAGTAATTTGCTGCTTTCTCTAAATGTCCAATTAAACTTAATGGCACTTTAAATATTCTTGCTATTTCTTCTATCTGGAATCTTCTAGTTTCTAAAAGCTGATAATCATTAGCATTAATTTTTGATTGCTCGAAAGTCATACCCTCCTCAAGTATTGCAGTTTTACCAGCAACAAATGATCCAGCAGTTGATTGATTCCAAGAGTTTTTTAATCTTTGGACTGCTTCTTTAGATAGTTTTCCAGGATGTTTGATAATACCTCCTATTTGTGAGCTATTACCTAAATAACTATTTGCAGTATCATTAGAGGCTATTGATGTTCCTATTGTAGTTCTTTGTGATCCTATTACACTTGTACCCTCATAACCATTAAAAGATAAGTTAAAAAAGTGAAGCATATCCTCTTTACGGATTGCTAAATCATAATCTTTAACATCATAATAAATATCTCCATCATGATTAATTACTTTAACGTGTTCCGTTTTAATAGGTATTAATCCAACTGGTCGAGCTGAACTATCTCTCTCAATGTAAAAATAACTATTACCCTCAAGTAATAAGTTATTCATTAATACATCTAAAAATGTATAAGTAGTCATGAAGTCATTAGGCTTTCTTGTCAAAAGTCTATTAACTGGATGTGATACTTCTTCTATTTTATCTCCGTCTGTTTCAACTCGATAAACTCTAACTGGTAGAGAAGCTATTGATTCCGATATAATTCTAACACAAGCAAAGACTGCTGAAAATGTCATTGAAGATTCGGTAGTAACTGCTGTTTTATTAGCAGCTCCTCCTATTGAAAAGTTGCCTCTTAAAAAATTATTGTTTCTTTTTTCACTACGAAAAAAATCTAATAAGCCCATAAAGAAGTTTGTAATTACATAGCAAAGATAACAAAAGGTACACTTTTAAAAATTCAATACTTTTTTAAAAATTTTTTTTATTAGTGTTAATATCTTAGGAAAAAAAATTATATCCAAACGATACCTCTATCATCATAACTAGACTCTTCAGAATCGTCATTCATATAAGAGCCAATAGCCATAACTAGGCTAACCATTCCATCAATTTTTTCTGTTGCTTTACTCTTATCAAATTTAATATTTCCAGCTGGATCAGACTTGACTGCTACATTAGAAGCCATCCACCTTAACACTTTATTACCTCCATGATTTAATTGCTTTCCTAAAATAAGTTTTTCTAGTTCTTTTGTTGGAGCTGATAGACTTGCAAAACCCTGACCAAATGGAATCATAGGTAAACCATTATTAACTAAATCAATAACTAACTGGCTAGAGTTCCATCTATCATAAGCTATCTCTTTAATGTTTACTATTTCAGCAACTTCTTTAATTCGTTTCTTAATGTAATTGTAATCCGTTACATCTCCCTCTGTTAGTTCTATTAAATCTTCTTTACCCCATCCAATATAATCAACTTGATCCCTCCGACTTCTTACAAATGCAGTATCTTTTGGAGCAAAGAAATAAGGAATAATAGTAAACCTATCATCTTCAGGAATGATTAAAACAAATGCAGAAATATCTCTAACACTTGCTAAGTCAAGTCCAGCATAAGCAGTCATTCCTCTATAATCTTCTAATCTTACTGGAGCTTTATCACATTCCATCCATTGTTGATCCGATAGCCATTTACTAGCTGATGACATCCATTGATTTAAATGTAACATTCTAAAAGTATTTTCATAGCTAGGAAGCTTAATAGCTTTCTCTTGCTCTCTTTTTAGATAGTCTAATTTAACTACACCACTTTCTAAACCAGGATTAGCTAACCTTAAAGCTTCTTCACTTGTCCAATCTACATCTAATGGACAGTCATATTTAATATAATAAAATGATTCATCTTTAATTATACCCTCTGAAACTTTACGACCATAATCCTCTGTTTTATAACAAACAGACTCTCTATTATATCCAGCAGTAGTTATTGCTATTGTTAATGGCTGACGTCTTGATCCTACACTAGTTGTTAAAGCATCCCATAGACTAGAGTCTTTTTGAACAAAGAACTCATCCATACAAATAAAACTAGCATTATATCCGTACTTACTAGATGCCTCACTACTAATAGCTTTAAAAGCAGAATTACTTTTTTCATGAATAATAGAGTTTTTAAATACTTGTAAATTATTTACTAGTTGTTTGTCAGCTCTAACCATTCCAGAAGCAACCTCAAATATAATTCCAGCTTGTTGTCTATCTCCAGCAGCGACATAACATTCAGCACTTGGCTCTCCGTCTGCTAGTAACATATATAAAGCAATAGCAGAAATAAGAGTAGACTTTCCGTTTTTTCTTGGTAAGCAAATATAAGCAGTTCTAAATCTTCTTAATTCAGTTGTTCTATATTTCCAACCAAATAAATCTCTTACAATCTTTTTTTGAAATGGCTCTAGCTTAAAACTAGTTCCTCCCTTTTCTCCTTTTAAATGTCTAATGTGATTCTCAATAAAGTAAACTACTCTATCAGCAGCTTTCTCATCAAAGTAAAAAGTATTATCACTAACAATATCCATTAAAATAAAGTTGTTTGTGCTTGATGTTGCTTAATTCTTTTAGTAGCATTATCATAATACTCCTTATCCAATTCATAACCCTCTAAGTCATAACCTAAATTATGACAAGCTAAAGCTATTGAGCCACTTCCTAAATGAGTATCTAAAATCTTATCGCCCTCCTTTGCATAGTTCATTAATAGCCACTCATATAACTTGACTGGTTTTTGAGTTGGGTGTATGCTTCCACCATTTTTAGCAATAAATCC